TCTGTCTTGTCAGCTACTTTAGAAGCAACGTGAGCAATTACAAATTCAGCAAAAGATGGTGCTAAAGAATCGTGAGCAGAATAACCCATTTGTTCAGCTTCCCAAGAGTTATGTAAATCTTTCTTACATAATTGTAGGTTTACTTGAAACTCGTCTGGTTGTAAAACTGCTTCTGTTAAAGTTAAAGTTCCTTGGTTAGTTACAAAGTCGCAAGAAGCATCTTTTACGATGTCATCAGTTGCTCCCTTTTGGATAACAGATTTGAACTTTACGTTTGGTAGAATTGAAATTGCACCACTATCTAAAGTTGATGCAGATAATAATGCAGCAGCGATATACTTACCACTAAATTCTCCTGCATAAGTTGATGTTAAAGATACACTCATTTTTATTTAATTTATTTGTTATTAAAGTTTATTTATTTTACTCATTACTCTGTCCAATGTAGACATCTTTCTTTTAGATGCTATATTGAATTTTACTTGTGTTTTAGAAACCTCTGCGTTTGTGTTAATTGGTTCAGCAGCAGGTTCAGATAATTCTTTTGCAACCTCTGTTGGAATCTCATTAACAACCTCTTGAGCAACTTCTGAAAGTTCTACTTCTTCTTTAACTTCCTCTTTTAACTCCTCTTTAGGTTCTTCACTCATTTCCTCTTTAGGTTCTAACATTGCTTTGATTTCCTCAATCATAGATTTAACCTCTGCAAGTTCCTCTTTAGTAGCGTAACCCATTTCTTCTTTTTCTTCTTCTTCTGCTTCCACTTCTATTTCAGCTTCTACTTCTTCTTCTTTAGCTTCTTCGTTTTCAGATTTCATCTCTTTGATAATACCCTCTTCTTCGATTACTAAAGTTTGACCATCTTCTAAAACGTATTCTCCGACTGGTAAAGCAACTCTTTCATCTTCTGTTACGATAAAGATTTCATTACCACCCTCAAATTTATCTGCTTCTAAAACAGTTCCGTTTTCTAATTTCATTTGCTCAAGTTTTACTTCTACTCCTAAAAGAGTTTTTACTTGATTTAACATTTCACTTGGTTTCATATAAATATATAGTATTAAAAAAATTAATTTGTATTTTCGTTTATACTGTCGTAGAGGTTTTGCCTATTCCTTGTGCTTGTAAGCTACCATCACAACACTTTTTAGAATATGTATTGTCCTTACATAAACATCCTCTTTTACTTGCTCTTGGACTTGTACTGCTTGGAATTGTATTGTTATTTTTTCTCATCTTGTTTTATTTTAGATTCTGCCCAAGTTTTTGCTGATTTACCACCCCATAACAAATACGATATGTAACCACACGCTTCTGTATCTCCAGTCTTGTAATATTCTTCTGCTCTACTTAAATAAGAAAACATACGTTTTATAGTTTGCATACTTATTGGCTTTCTGTCTGCTAATTGTTGCGCTCTTACTTTACCAACTTGTGTTGCACATTTATTGTTTACTTTCTTGTTTAGTTCAATTCCTCTTTTAGCATTGTTACTTACAGATTGAGGATAGTCAGAAAAACTTTCCATTTCTGTTCTCTTACCTTTTTTAAGTCGTTTATCGTTTTTGATAACTGCCTTTATTTGAGACAACATAAACTCTGCTTCTGCTTCTTCTATCGCTGATAGTTCTTCTTGTAAATCTGCAATCGGTTCTTTAGGTCTTTCCATTCTGTCAGCAAAGTAACCCTCTATTGAGAATCCTTTTACCTTTCCAGTTTTTACAAAGTCATTCCAAACCTCATCATTGTTTACTTTAACAGAACCCATCCAAGTTCCTACTGGTACATTCATACCGAACTTTCTTGACTTGTCGTGTACTTCATCTTCAACTATCCAACTCTCTACAAGTGTAAGTCCATTAATTTCGTGGTCGTGTTCTAAAGTAGCTTTACTTTGATTACCATTCATTAAATACATTTGAGATGCTTTAACAACAGTATCTTTTGAAAAGTATATATAATACTCCTCGTCTCCACTTCTTCTATATATAGGTTTGTTTGGTATTAATAAAGCACCTACAAGTAATTTCTTTTCTTTGTCTGCTTCTGCTAATTCTATAATGTTACTATTTAAGGCAATAAAATCTTCTTCAATAGCAGGATTCTCTACAACGCTAATTGCTTCAATTCCTATTTCATTATTTTCCTCATCTAATATTAACTCAATTATATTCATATTTATATATAGTTATATTTTTTTTATTTTGTCTTTTATCCAATAGATGCTCCGTCTATAATATTTCTATCCATTTCTTGTGCAGTTGTAACATCGTTAGAAACTACATACGCTTGAATAGGTTGTTGTGTTTGCCCACCTATCGCAGTTGCTAATTGGTTTGTATCACTTGCACCAACTACGTTAAATGATGGAGGAATTGAACCACCACCACCACCAGATGGGTTAGGAGATGGAGATGGAGGAGAACCACCTGCTTTTAAACCACTTAATCCCTTTGCAGTTGCAGCTATGTTTGTTGCAATACTAATTCCTGCTGCTATTTTATTAGCTGATACTAACTTCGCTGCTATTGCTACTGACTTACCTGCGGTTGGAATAGCTAATGCTGCTCCTTGTGCTATTGCTGCTGCGTTTGATGTTTGTGTTTGTATTATTGTTCTTGCAATACCTACTGCACTTTCTCCAATTATTGCTGCTGCTTGTAATGCTTTGTTATCTCCTGCTATCTTACCAAGTAAAGCAAATCCTCCTGCTATATTATTTAAGTTTGCATCTTGTATTGCTTTCTTTTGCTCTACAAGTATTTTTGCAATCCTTACTTCTTCATCGGCATTTTCTTTTATCTTTCTTAACCTTTCTGCTTCTTTTTCTTCTAATTCCTTTTTTCTTTCTGCATCCTTTTCATCTTGTATTTTTTGTTCTTCTTCTTTTTTTAATTTCTCCTCATCTTCGATAGCTTTTAACCTTGCTTTTTCTTCTCTTTTTGCTGCTACAATTTGAGATGTAACAAGTTTGGCTTTTGTTAATCTTGCAGTTTCTAAATTTATTAATTCAGCTTTTAATCTTGCTTCTTCATCTAAATCAGCTTTAGTAGATTTTGATAATTTATTTTCTTCAACTTTAGCTTCAAATCTTAACCTTGCTGATTCGATTTCTTTTTTAGTAATTTCTTCTTCTATCTTTCCTGCTTCTGTTAAAAAATCTATTCTTTCTTGTGCAGTAAACTTTTCTTTATTTGCTGCCTTATCGAGTAACTCTGCTCTTTTTCTGTTTGCTTCTGCTCTTTCTACTATTAATGCTCTTTCTAACTTGTCTGCTTTTGCTCTTTGGTCAGCTATTTGCCCTGCAATTTTTGCTTCTTCTTTTAACTCTGTTACAAGTCCTTTAGTCGCTTCTGTTACTTTATTGATACTATCTTCAACACCAGTCAAAGAATCTATGTAAGAACTTCCTGCTGATTTTGCATCTTCTAAAGCACCTTTGAAATCTCCACTAAATACCTTTTTAAATGCACTACCCAAAAATCCTAAAGTATCTATAATAGCATTAAACCTATTTGTAATATTTTCAACAATTAAGTTTTTGAAATCTATTAACGCTTGTTTAGGATTAGTAAAAGCATTTATTATACCCTCTCCTAAATTAGCCAACATATCGACAAGGTTACCAGTAACAGAACCGATAACACCCATTAATTTAGCAAACTTATTTTGTCCCTCCTCTGAACTTGTAAATGCTGCTCTTAAAGAAACTAAAGCAATAAGTAATGCACCAATACCAGTACCGATAATTGCAACCCTTAAAGATTTAAAACCAGTAGTTAATCCCTTTATAGAACTACCAAAATTCTTAATCTTACTAACCGCACCACCAGTAAATTTATCTAAAGTATTTGTTGCACCAGAAAGTTCTTCATTGGTTTTCTTAACCTCTTTATTAGTTTTAGAAATTTCTGTATTTAGTTTCTCAACGTTCTTAACACCTTTATTTGATTTTACTTCTAAATCAATTATTACTTTTTCTGCCATTTGATTTCTTGTTTTAATGCCTTATATCCATCTTTTAAACTAATAGGTAATTTATTCTTACCTTGTGCAATACGTATGTTTTCTGTTTCTCCGTTTGCGTGTTTTAATAATTCTAATATATTTTCTATCATAAATCGTTTAGTAATTCTATATCAGATTTACCATTTTTTAAATTAGTTTTTATTGAGTTTATCTTGTAACTGTTTCCACTTATTACAAACCTATCTGCTAACGTATAATTAAGTAATATTCTTAAAGGTAAATAAGCATTTACTTTTGTTATTCTGTTTGTAGGATTAAATACACTTGTAATATAATTACTATAATATGCTTGGAATAACGTATTTGTAAAGCCATTGTCCGATGGAACACTTAATGCACCGTACTCGTTGTTCTCTTTATAAAAATTTATATTATAAGAACTTGTTGAAGATGCTAAAGCAACGCTATTTGATGGTATGTTAAACTCTGTAACCTCAACGTGGTCTGTCAATGAATTTAGAAAAGATATAGAACTTTGTGTTTGTCTAATAGGATAAAATATTAATGGTTTACCAAAGTAACTTTCATCATTATCATCTACAAAATAACCCCATTGTATATCTGTTATATTATTGTTGTTTGAATCAATTAACCTTTCATATTTTAATTGTGAGAATGGTGTTTTAACTTTATAAATACCACCATCTAATTTTTCGTCATTTGTAAAATTCTCTTTACCCCAAACTTTACCAAACTTCTGTCCGTGAATAGATGCTAATTTTGTATTTGTATCTTCGTGTTCAAAACTTATTTCTTTATAAGGTAGCGATACATTTACTTGACTTTTACTTACGTCTACATATTTAGTTATATCATAAGAAGAACCTCCACTATAAAAACTATCTAATGTATCTACAACAATTTCATTTGTATTTTTATCTACATAAGCAGTTAAATTAAATGTTTTAAATAAACCAGATATAAAGTCAATTACTTTCATATTTGGTATTTGTTGAGTTATATCAAAGGTAAACTCACTTACGTAATTATATGCTTGAGTATTATATGTCTTTGTTGCTAACT